TGAAGCATTTGTTAGGTTAGGCGGTGATAGAAGTTTAGCAGAAAAATACAAAGAAGAGTTTGGTATTATTGCTACTGAAATGGATTATACCATTAAACTTACTGAACAATTTGAAAATGAAAGATACAGAATCTATCAAAACTTTTTAACCAAAAAAGAAAATTCTATCAAACAAAGTCTTGCAAGAGAAATGGATATGAACAAAAAATCATTAAATGATTTACAATATATGTTCGAAGACGGTTTCTTCCAAAGACAAGGACAACGAGAAAAAGAACAGCAAATGATTTCTAAACGTATTGAGTTTGAAAAGAAATCAGAAGCTGAAAAATGGCAATGGGCACTTGGTCAAGCAGGCAGTGCTTTTGAAGAATTAGGTCGTTATAACAAAAAAGCATTTGAAGCAAGCAAAGCACTGCGTATTGCAGAAGCCATAATGAACACATATCAAGCGGCAACCTTGGCACTTGCTACATATCCGCCACCCTTTGGATTTATTGGAGCGGCAGTTGCTGTTGCGGCTGGTTTAGCAAATGTTGCAACCATTAGAAGTCAACAATACACAGGACGTCAATTAGGTGGTGCTGTGTCAATGGGCGACAGTTATTTGGTTGGTGAAACAGGACCGGAAATTTTTACTCCAGGTGCAAGTGGTAGAATAGATAGAATTGAAGGTAGTCAAGCACCAGTTGATATTACATTTAACATTAACGCTGTTGATGCGGCAAGTGTGGATGAATTGCTTATCCAACGCAAAGGCACAATACAACAGGTTATCTCTGACGCTATGTTAGAGAGAGGACAAAGGAGTAGATTCTAATGGCTGATTTAGCAAGTAGTTTTCCAACAACACCAAGTTTTAACGCTGTAGAATTTCAAACTAACACTCCTACTCTTGCTACAACTACGTTTAGTGGCAAAAGCAGAAGAACAGGTTATGGACATCAGTTTTATGAATGGGAAGTAAAATATCCTCCATTAACTGATAGAAGTGCAGGTATAGTTTTAGGCTTTATGGCACAAACATATGGTCCTGCACTTAGTTTTGAAATTACACTACCAGAAATTTCATATTCAAAATCAACAAATCCTCCAAGCACAACACCAGCAACAAACGGCAGTGTTATTGCAGGAGTAAAACAAGTTGATTTGTCAAACTGTGGTGCAAACAAAGAAGTATTATATGTAGGTGATTATTTTAAATTTGACAATCACTCAAAAGTTTATCAAGCAGTTGCAACTTGCACAAGTGATGGCAGCGGCAATGCAACACTTTATTTTGCAGGCAGTTTAGTTGAAGCAGTTCCCGGAGGAACAGACCTAACTATTACAGCAGTGCCATTTACTGCTATTGCACTTAGTGATGTTCAAAAATTTGATGTAGGCATTGGCGGTATGACAAGTATGAGCATCAAGATGAGGGAGACTTGGTAAGTGAAAAGTTTTGCTGATGATAGTGCTTTAAGAGATGAATATTATAGAGATCATAATTTTGCAGTTGATCTTATAGAAATACATCTTAAAGATAGTGGCGGAAACAATGATCCTTTGTATCTAAGCAGTGGTGCTATTGATATTGATTTTGATTCTGATACTGCTCCAGACGCTGGCACAAACACATACAGTGCGCAAGGTCAGTTTATGGGGTATACACCTATCACAGAAGATTTTGACGTGCGTGTGGGCAAATTTAGCGTCACACTAAGCGGATTATCAAGTGGTTATATTGACAAGTTTATAGGCAATGAACCAGAAGGCAAAAGGGTTTGTGTTTATAAAGCATTTCTTGATTTAAACACACTTGATATTATTGGCACAGACTCAGCAGGACAAACAGGTCCTATCTTGATGTTTGATGGAGAAATATACAATGTCAACATTCAAGAAACAGCAGAAACTTGCACTATATCAGTAGACGTTTCAAGTCACTTTGCAGACTTTGAACGCACAGCAGGGCGTAAAACAAATAACTGGAGTAACTGGCTTTTCCAAGATGCAAAATATGATACTGCATTTGAAAAGGCTGGATTTGTGGGCAACTCCGAATTCTTATGGGGACGCACAGAATGATAGTAAGAAAAATGAGACCAGAAGAAATAGACGTAACAATCAATCTATTTCGTTATTATGCAAATGAAGCTGCCAACAATAATCCAGAGCTTGGTGCAGAGTTTGATGAAGATTCAGTTATTGAAACTATACGCACAAGAAATATACATCCAGAATACATATGGTTTAACGCTTATGAAGGCACAAGACCAGTAGGATTTATTTCAGCAGGTGTTACACAAGCACCTTGGAACAAAGAAATATTGTATGCACATATTGAATTGATCTATATGTTAGAAAGCCATAGAAATATGGACACATTTAGACAAATGGTTGATCAAGTTGAACAATGGGCAAAGAATTACGGTGCTCAAAAAATTACAGCAGGCGACATTGGAGTGAATCCAGATAGAACACGCAAAGTGTATCAACATCTTGGATTTAATGAAAGTTGCTTTATGGACAAGGATTTAGAATATGTCTAATATTGTTAAAGGTATAGGAAAAGCAATCAGCGGTGTTGTTAAAGGCGTTGTTAATGTTGTTAAGGGTGTAGTTAAAGCAGTTGTTGATGTTGTTTCCAGTGTAGTAAATTTTATTGCACAACCTTTTCTTGGATTATTAGGCGGAGCACCTGACATACCTGATGCGGCGGCAGAAAGTCAACGTCAACAAGGTGTTTTAATTACACAACAAGGTTCAAACATAAACATTCCTGTTATCTACGGATATAGACAAGTAGGTGGCAATATTGTATATGCAGAAACAGGTGCTGACAACAACAGATACTTGTGGGTTGCATATGTTTTATCAGAAGGCCCAGTTGAAGGCTTAAGAGAATTATTCATAGATGACAATCAATTGCCAGCTGAAGTTATACCTTTACTAAACAACGGACAAACAGTTACAGTCAGCAATGGCAAATACAAAGACAGAGTTCAATTACAATTCAGTCACGGACAATACAATGCAACACCAAGTTCAAGCAATGTAGGAACTTGGAGTTTGATGCAGGATGCACCAAGCTGGAAAAGTTCAATGGTTTATAATGGTGTTGCTACACTTTTTGCAAGATATGAATGGAAGAAAATTGAAACGCAAGAAGATGCGGACAACAATCCATTCAGTGGTAATATCCCAAGAATAAAAGTAGGTGTGTTAGGTAGAAAAGTTGCAAGTCTTACAGATGGCAGTTCACCTGAAAACTTTGCATATGATTCAGCACCAACTACACCTTATTCATATAATCCTGCTGAAGTATTGCTGGACTATTTGCGTAACCCAAGATATGGTAAAGGGCTAAAAAACTCTGACATTGATTGGGATAGCTTTAGAACAGCGGCTTCTAAATGTGCCCAAACAGTTACATACATCAACGGCGTAACAGGGCCAATTATGACTTGCAACTATGTGCTTGACACAGGACAAACTCTGTTTGCAAACACTAAGAATTTGCTTATGGGCTTTAGAGCTTATATGCCATTTTCGCAAGGCAAATACAAACTTAGGATTGAAGATGCAGGCAATCCAACAGATATTACCAGTGGTGTAGCCACGATCGTTGCAACATTCAACGAGGACAACATTCAAGGACCGGTCACTTATTCAGCCGTTGAAAGAACATCAAAATATAACCAGGTGCAAATAAACTATGTTGATCCAGACAAGAAGTTTTCAGTAGAAAGTGTTATCTATCCTGAAACAGATAGTGAGCGTCAAACTTATATTGACAAAGATGGAGGGCGTGTTAATAAACTTGAAGCAACATTCCCTACAATAACAAACTATGCTATTGCTAAAGATTTTGCACGTTTGTTGTTTAATAAATCACGTTATCAAGAGTCAGTAAGTTTTACAGCAAGTTCACAAGCACTTGAACTTGAAGTAGGTGATAACATTTATATTCAAAGTAAGATGTTAAACTTTGGTAGCACACCATTCCGCGTAATTACTATGCGTGTCAACAATGATATGACAGTTGACCTTGGATGTGTGCGTAATGAAGATAGTTTATATCCTCACACAAGAGTTGGCGAAGAAGATATTGTGTTGCCACCATATATTCCAAAAGGTGCAACAATTGATTATCCAGAAACTGTAGGCGGTGTTCCAGTAGGACTTGTGCCTCCTACCAGTGCAGATGTTCCTGTGCTTCATTTTCCACCAAGAATTTTTAACATCTCACCTGACAGTGTTGACAGTGCAGGCTACACAACAATCACAGTTAATGGTGACAACTTTCAAACTGGTATTACAGCAAAATGGATTGGCACAGATGGCACAGAATATCTGCCAGACTCAGCAGGTGGCAGTGATGTTACAAGAAACAGTTCTACACAATTAACATTTGAAACACTACCAGGTATGACTGATGCAAATCAACCATATGATTTGGTAGTTATAAATTCAGCAAGTTTTGGCAGTCTAACAGCGAGGGTAAACAACGTATTAAATGTAGATGGCACAACAACTACACCGGACACGCCTATACAAGATCCGCCAGTAACTGAAGATCCAGAAGATCCAACAATTACACCAGGTCCATCAGATCCGCCACCAGAAGGTCCAGGTGACAATGATACACCACCTGATGGTCCAGGACAACCTGTTACATTTGATGATTTTGTTGAATTTACTAAAGTTGAATATTCAGTAGAAGGCGATCTTGTGTATGCTACAATTACAGGAACACAGCCTGATAGAAATGATTATAAAGAACTTATAATCTATTATAAACGTGCTATTGCAACTGAAACTGTTTATCAGCAAATGGTTGTTACTACAAAACCAGGTGCAAATAAACCATTTAGTTTCCGTTTAGGACCTTTACTAAAAGGCAGAACACAGTATGACCTAATTAGTAGAGTAAAATACGCAACAGGCGAATTATCTACACGAGTTAACAAAATTAAATTAGATGCAAGCGGTGCTACAACAGCAGAAGATCCAAGAGATTATGTTGAACAAGCAAGCACTGGTTGGCCAGCGGCACCAGGTGAAGCTGTTAAACGTAGAGATACTAAGATTGATAAACTTGTTGGTCAAACACTGTTAACAGGCGGACAACCAAAAGATCCTAAAGAAATACAAATCACAGTAAGAGCTGATGTGTTTAATCAGCCTGCAAACTATGATGTTACTGGTATAGTTTATTATGTTAAAACAAGTGCAGGCAGTCAATGGACACGCTATGAACGTGCATTTGCAACTCCATATGTGCCGGGCGTAGAACAAACATTTACACTTGATATATTTGGATCACCAACATATCCAAGCATACCAACTTCAGCACAACAAAATTATGATGTTATTTTCCGTTTTGCACACAAGGATGGAAAAGAATCAACAGAGCAATGGCGTATAATGGGCATTGCAACAGAATACAGTGCATTAGGATCTTATGACTTTGATCCATTCTTTGGTGAAAATATATTCAAAGAAAAAGCAACAGCATATGATATTGAATTGGTAGATCCAAGTGCACCAAGTGCGGCAAGTTCAATGACAGTTGCGTTAGACAGTTTAACTGCTTCATTGAGTGGCACAAAAGTATGGAACTTTTATATCAAACCGCCAGAAGCAACTGTGCTTGCAGATTGGCGTGGTATAAGAGTTCGTTATAGACCAGTTGTTCCTGGCAGTGATCCAGATTTTGAAACTTATGAATCAACTTCAGTTAGCATTAACGGTGTTACTGGATTACATTACTTGCCATTATATCTTGAATTTGATACAGAATACGAAATAGTTTTAACACCAATGTATACAAATGCAGGTGTTAGAACAGATTCTACAGAAAGTTTATTTGGCACAGGCTTTATTCATAGAAAACAAACAAGAGAAGATTATCCAAGCACAGGCAATTGGTTGCAATCATTTAACTTTAAAGAAATGAAAACAAGTCTTGCTCTTAAAACTATTGACGAAGCATTTCCAGCACCAGTTGATCCATTAGTTGACATTACAGAATGGAAGATTATTACACCTACAAGTTGGAAAGGTGCAAATGATCCTGCGGCATACTATAAACTAACATTTGATCATAGAGCACTAACAGATTTTAGTCAATTAAACGTGTATAGACGCTCAAATGGCTATGGAAGTGTTACTGATACATATGGGACATACTACGGTATTGGTAGATGGGAAAAAGTTGAAATAACAAGCGTAGAGGCGTCTGATAGCACTACTATTTTCTTACGTCCGCCATTGCATTTTGAAGAATATAATCCATATTTCCAAATTGGAGGTTCGCAAAGTCTTAGACGTAGTTTTGCAGAAGAAGCAATTAGCGGATATGGTCCAAAAGACACAGATGAATTTTTAATTGTGGTAGAAGAAACTGGTGGAGAAGCAACTATTGGTTGGTTCTTGCAAGGTGGCAATGGTAGTAGCACAACAGAAGATCTATTACAAGGTTTAAGACCAAAAGAAGTTACTCTTGCAGATTATGGTTATTTCAATTCAGCACTTGAAAAGAATTTAAGCCAAGCAATCACAAGGATTGCTATTGCAGACGTAAAATACAACTATAGAAGTAGTTATAGCGCTATTGTAGCAACAACTACTCCGGCGATAGAGTAGGAGATAAGATGGCAATACCAAGTTTTAACGGCGTATTTGATACAAGCCTACAAAAAATACAAACTACAAATGGATCTACTTGGGCAGACCTTGGCAGTGCTCCTTATACAACTTGGAGCAATTGGACAAGTTGGACACCAGCACCTGTTAGTCCTTTAACTTGGGTAACAGAAACTATTGATCTTGGCGAAACTGCATATTTTAATCTTACTTGGAACATAACCTGCGTAGGAACACCAACTTTTACTGTGTATACTTCAACAACTGGTGCATTTGCAGGTGAAGAAACCAGCACAACCATAAACAGAGATGACACTGATATAGAAGCATTTTATGGTCAATATGTTGCGCTGTATATAAGTGTTGCACAAGACGCAGGTGGACCGCCACCCGAAATAAGTGCATTTGATTGGGTTGCAAGCGGCAATAGATTTGACATTATACAGTTTGACATTAACAGTGCAGATTTGTCAGGCAGTTCAAGTGCAAGACAGATTGCAATGCCAAGAACAGTGTCAAAAGTTTTACAAATGAATCTTACTGCACATACAAGTTCATATGTAGAAGACAGTTATGTAGCAAGTGATTATATACAAGATGCTTCCCCAGGATTTCCAAGTATTGTTTCAAAAACAAGAACAGCTCCTGAGGTTACATTTGTTAGCACAAGCGGAACAAGGGTTGATGCAATATTTGATATAACAATGAATGTATTGCCTGAACAATTTATGGATGGCGACAATTTGACCGTTAGATAGTGGTTATTTTGCAAACGTAATAAATATAAAAGAGAGGTAAACTATGGCTTTTCCAACAGCACAAGTAACAACAACTAATTTAGACGATGCGTCAGATGATCCAAGTTTAGCAAGAGCAGATCTTCTTGATGCAGTTCAAAAACTAAACACTATCATTGATGAAGGTGGTGCAGCCAATGGTGTGGCACTGTTAAATTCAAGCGGCAAATTAAATTCAACACAAATGCCTGGTTCAATCACAGCAAGTGGTGTGCAGGTAATCAATCCAACAAGCGGTGTTGTGCATATTCAAGATGTGTTAAGATTAACACCTAAAACAGCAACAGAATTAAATGCATTATCCAGCGTAGCAGGTGATATTGCTTATTGTTCAGATGGCAGTGGTAGTAGTGGAGAGCCTACACTTGCAGTTTACGATGGAACCAATTGGCGTGCAATTGATCTTGGAGGCAGTATCTAATGCAAATCGAAGAAAGAATGACTGCTTTGGATTCGCGTATGGATCGCATTGAAACTACTCTTGACCAAATAGCAAAAAATCATCTTTCTCACATTGAACGTTATACCAAATGGACATTAGTAGGTATCATAATTACTTCTTTAACATCACTTTCAGTAGTAGCAATTACAGTCTTATGAAGTATGATGAATTAAAAGATCGCCTTGTCTTTAAAGACTTGAAAGGTGAGCCGGCAGCTCCTCCAAAACTTGTTGAAGTCTTATATGAACCATATATTTGCGAAGGTTGCGGAACTACACTTGACAAAAGAAGAATTGTTGATCATCGCATAGTTCCAGGTAAGAATACTGAAGCTCACGTTAGTGAACAGTGCAGAAATTGCAAAATGTTTAAAAATCCTTTAACTGGTAAATTTGATTGCACCGCACAGCAAAAAAACGCCATTTTACGCGGCGATATTCCTAATCAAGATAAATAAAAGTGTAGATGTTATTAGTTTCGTTTTGATCATAATGCCATTTGAGAAATACTCCGTTGACGTAACATCTACACTTTGACTTTTAATAGGTCAGACATTTAAAATATCCTAATATTTGCCCCCTGCGATAACATCAAAGGGGGTTTTCTTTTGTTACCAATTCTGGTTGATTTTCTTTTTTGTAGGTGTTATAATAATAATTGCTAAATACTATAGGAGTTATAACAATGGCAGACACAAAAGGAGACTACTATGTCAACACAAATCTTAAATTTGTTAGATCGTAAAAAATCAGCAAACATTAATAAAACTAACAACTATAATAACAATAATGACACTAACGACAAATTAACGACTTCAACCTTTGCTATAAGCAATGATGAAGAAGTTATGGCTTTGACTTCGTCATCTCTTGGCAGAGAATCTTTGTCAGAAAAAGAAGTGGTATTGAAACTCCCGCCGGAATGGCGAGGAGTGAAATTGGATTTGTTTTGCAATGGCACTAACAAAGACGGAAGCGACAGTTTAAAACTTAACATTGGTGTTATTCGTAGTCAAGACGGCGAGCAAGTTTCCCTACAAGCAAGTCTAAACAGTTCGTGGGACAGTGGCGTTCGCAGAGGCGTTGATGCTGACAGTTGGCGTGAATCAAGTCAATGGATTGTGGTTCGTAAACATCGCAAAGAACTTGAATACATCTATGAGCCAAGAGCAAGCAAAATAGGTCTAAAACAAAAGCAAGGCGGCACTGAAATGGTTGCATTTGTTTACAAGGATCGCAAAAGTGTGTGGTGTGTGGATATTATACGCAATGCTAAGGTATATGCGTTTGAACTAACAGATCCTCTAAGCCAAGCACAACAACAAAAAAATATGATTGCAACAGCATATAGAGGCGTAAAAAAACGCAGTCTAATTAAACCAGAGGAGTTAGGCATATGATTCGTTATAACAAAGCAATTCACATAAAAACAACACCAAGTGGTGCATACACAATTACTGGTGATAAAATGGTTGTTAGTTATAAAACATCAGCAATCAACGGTTATGAATATATTCGTGTGTGGTGGGAAAGACAACATCAAAGCACACTAAGAGAATACCAAAAAGATTTATTGATTAGACACATACCGCAAGCATTTCAAGCAATAGATTGGCAATGGCAACTAACACCCTATGTTGTATATGCAGAAGGTGCCGGATACAATCAGTCACACGACATTGCGTTTGCTACATTAGAAAATCCCAACTTTGAAAAACGCATTTACTTGTTGGGCACTGGCGAACACACTTGGTTGCACTATGAAGACAAACGCACAGAAAAGTTTACACTACACTGTGAAGATGCATATGCCAGTGTTGGTGTTGCTCAAGGCAGAGAAGAAATATGGGAACTATATGACGATTTAAGAAAAATGGAGAAACAGTAATGGCAAAATATAGAAAACTTGAAGAACCCGTGTTTATCACAAACACTATTGAAAAAACAAACGGTAGCAATGGCTCAGACTATTGGGAAATACAGGTAAAAACCATACGCACACAAGAAGACTACCATA